CGAGGCGACCGAGCAGAATAGAGAGAGGATCGCTAATGCCAATTATTACCGCGGACGAACTTCGCGCCGTTTTAGGCGTTAGCGATTCTCTTTACCCTGACGCATATCTTGATCTTATGATCGCGAGCGCTGAGGGTGCGATCCTTCCGTTATTAACTGGCTATCAGTCAGCAATTACAGGGATCGAAGTCAAAGACGGCATGGCGTTCTATACGACTCAACGAATTAACTATTTCGTACCGGGTCAAGCTGTAATTATCTCAGGCTGCGGAGCTGCGTTCGATCTAACCGTTACGGTTAACGATCACCAAATCGCGCCTTACATATTCACAACCGCAACAGCTGCACCAGATCAAATTTTCACACCTAAAATTCCAGCTGGTTTAGCCGTACTTAATGGCTCAACAGCTGAGGACTTATATTCAGCCGTAGCGCCTGTAAAGTCGGCGCTATTAGTTGTATCAGTCGAAGTTTTCCAATCGATTACGGCTCCGGGCAATACTTCGGCTCAGGTCGATTTCCAACCGTCGCCTTTCGTGCTCGGTCGATCATTACAAAATCGCGTGATCGGTTTATTAGCTCCGTTTATTGACGTCGAAACTATGGGTCAATAAATGCCAACATCTATTCAGGCTAACGTCCGTGCACCACTAGCGACCGCTCTTGCTGGCGTAACCGCGTCGGTTTATGAGTCAGTACCCGAGGCGGTAATCCCGCCCGCTGCGATCATTGTGCCGGGTACTCCGTATTTGGAAACGACGCTAATCAGCAGCTCGATTCAATTAAAAGTTAACTTCACAATCTCAGCCGCCGTTGCGTATAACAACAACGCGGGCGCTCTCGATAATCTCGAGAAGCTAGTCATACAGATTCTCGCGGCTATTCCGTCGGGATACATAGTCGGCGACGTATCGCGTCCGTCGATCGTAACGTTAGGTTCGAGTAATTTACTTATTTCGGATATTGACGTTTCCACTTACTACAAGCAAGAAAACTAGGAGAACAAATGCCAACAACAATCGTAACTGGGCGCGATATCACTTTCACCATTGACGGTGATACATACGACGCTCAAGCAACAAGCGCGACTCTAACAATCGAGTCAACGATCAACACTTACCAAACGCTAGACGGTAAGGCTTATTACACTACTGACTCTCAAGGCACTTTCGCGGTCGAAATGCTCGCGGACTGGACAGCTGGCGGGTCACTTTGCAATTCACTATGGAACGCGGCTGACAGCGCACCAAATACACCACTAGCCGTCGTTTTCACAGCTGCGAGCGGTTCAGTATTTAACTTTGACGTACAGCCAATTTTCCCAAGCGCCGGCGGAACAGCTCCAGACGCGCAAACAGTTTCACTCAGCTTTACATGCGTGACAACACCAACACTCTAAAGAAAAGAAATCGGGAGCATGAAACTACAAATACAGATCGAAACGAACGACGGTAAAGTTACTACGACAACAGCTCAGCCACCTGAGTTTGCCAAGTGGGAACAAAAAACCGGATACACAATTCAACAGGCTCAGGAAAAAATCGGAATTTCCGATCTAATGTTTCTAGCGTGGAACGCTTTAAAACGTGAGGCAGCGGGTAAGCCCGTAAAGCCTTACGAAATTTGGTGCGATACGGTGGTCGATATTACGGTCGGAGAATCCGAAGCCCCAAAAGTTACAGCCGAGGAAGCCTAAGCTACTTAATCGTTGAGCTGTCGATCGCGACAGGAATTCCGATGAGTGAGTGGGTTGACGCGGCGGATATATTGACAGCGCTCGAGATATTGGAGAAACGAAATGGCGGAAAGTAAGGAAGTCGTCCAGTACGACAAAGCCGAACTTCGCGCCATTACTGGAGCGTTTAAAGCCATGGACGCGGAAGCAATCGATCAAGCTAAAACTCAATCGGGAGCGCTTGCCAGTTATTTACAGGGCAAAGTTATCTCGGCAGCTGCTCAATTAAATTCTGCTCCGGTAGCTAGTCGAATCGCTGAGGGCTCTCGAGTTAGTAAGTCGTCCAAAATTGGCGAAATTGGTTTCGGTTATGCAGCTCAGAAATTTAGCGGTGGCGCTACCACTCAACAACTTTGGGGCGGCTCAGAATTTGGATCAAATAAATTTAAGCAATTCCCAATCTGGTCTGGATCAACCGGGCGAGGATCGACGGGTTATTTTATTTATCCAACGCTTCGAGCTGAGCAAAGTTATCTAATTACCGAGTGGGAAAAGGCTTTCACTCAAATAGTTAAGAGGTTTGACTAATGGCTGACGGATCAAGAACGCTTAAACTCTCGATCCTAGCGGACGTCGATAACCTTAAAAAGGGACTGACTCAGGCTGGCGACGATACGGATTCGTTCGGAACTAAATTAGGCAGCTTCGGCATTAAAGCGGGAGCGGCGTTCGCTGCGGCTGGCGCTGCGGCGCTTGCTTATGCTGGCGTTCTATTGGTGGACGGCGTTAAATCCGCAATCGAGGACGAAGCAGCTCAGGCAAAACTCGCCACTACTTTAACCAACGTAACGGGCGCAACAGACGCACAGATAGCCGCGACTGAAAGCTGGATTACTCAGCAAGGAATTTCGCTAGGCATTACAGACGACGAATTACGTCCAGCGCTTGAGCGATTAACTCGAGCAACTGGCGACATTACCGAAGCCCAAAAACTAGCTAGTTTAGCCTTTGATATTAGCGCGGGTACAGGTAAAAGTTTAGAAGCCGTATCTAACGCGTTAGGTAAAGCCGTCGAGGGCAATACCGGAGCGCTAGGAAAACTCGGAATCGGAATCGACGCCGCCGATCTTAAGTCTATGAGCCTTGAGGAAATTACCGCAAAGCTTGCTGAAACTTTCGGCGGACAGGCTACGGAAAAAGCCGAAACGTTTGCCGGCAAAATGGATCGTTTAAAACTGGCGTTTGAAGAAGGAAAAGAAACCGCGGGATCGTTTATTCTCGACGCACTTACTCCGCTAGTTACTTTAGCCGTTACTAAACTTATTCCGACCTTAACAACTTTAGGCGAGAATATAGGAAAAACGCTTCAACCAATTTTTAAAGATATTTCAGACTTCGTTAAAGATTCAGTAATTCCGGTATTTACCGATCTTTGGGATTACTTTACAAAAAACGTCGTCCCGCTATTTACAAGCTACGCCAGTTTACTTAGCGTCACTTTACTTCCAGCAATTAAAGCACTCTGGGGTTTTATCGGTGACTTCCTAGTTCCAATTTTTAAGGCGACTCTAACTCCAGTCATAACAGGCATAACAACAGTATTTAAAAATCTAAAAGATTTCGTCGAGGAAAATAACGCCGTATTCTCATTTTTCGGCGCTGTAATAGGCGTAATCGGTGGAGCTGCAAAGTTATTAGCACCTATCATCGGAACGACTTTAGGTGCAGCTTTCAAGGGAGTTTCGTTCGTTATTGACGCCGTAAGTTTGGCGATCTCTGGCGTCGTTGCAGCTATTAACCTAGCAATCGACGCGGTTAACTTATTGATTCGCGGTTATAACATCGTTAACAATATTAAGCCCGGATCAAAAGATTTATCACTAATTCCAGAAATTAACTTAAGCGCTGGGGCAAAAAATGCCAGCGTTACGCCGACAACAGCGGCAGCTATTAAAGCTTCAATCGAGAAAGAAGCTGGCAGCGTATCGGCTCAGGTAGCGAAAGAAACGGCAGCCATTACGAAGGAAGCGGTTAAAGCAGCTGTCAAGGTAGCAATTCCTACGGACGCGTCAAATAATTTAGTAACAGCGTTAGGCGGTACTACTGGCAATATCGGAGAAGCCATGTTCGCAATCCGTCAAAGAGAAGCGGGAATTACGCCGACTACGACAATTAACGTCAACGTTTCAGGCGCGATCGATTCTGAGGGTACAGCTCGAACAATCGTTAACACGCTAAACGACAGTTTTTATCGCGGCACTAATGGCGCTCAAGGGTTTCAGTTCGCATGACCGTATTTAACCCAATCTGGCGCGTCAAGATTCAGGGCGTCGAATATACGACATACGTTCTCGCTAATCTGACTATTACTAGCGGTCGAACAAATATTTACCAACAGGCTCAAGCGGGCTATTGTAATTTACAGCTGATAAACCTTAATCAGGCAATCGTCAATATAAACATAAATGACTCAGTTTCGATCGAGCTAAAAGATTCGACTAATACGTTCGTCCCAATTTTTGGCGGTACAGTCGTCGATTTCGGAATCGAAGTTTCAACAGCTGGTAACGTCGCAATAAACCAAACTCTTAACATTACAGCTCTAGGCGCTTTAAGCCGTTTGCCTAAAGCGTTAACCGACGGAATTCTGGCTAAGGATTTTGACGGCGATCAAATCTGGGAAATTTTACAAGATTTACTATTAGACAACTGGGGCGAGGTTCCAGCGGCTGAACAATGGCAGAACTACAATCCGAGCGAAACATGGGCAACAGCTGCGAACGTCGGATTAGGTCAAATCGATCGACCAGGCAATTATGAGCTGTCAGCTCGATCAGCTGATCGCACCGACGTTTATTCTTTAGTCTCAGCGCTTGCAACTAGCGGACTGGGTTATATATATGAGGACGGCAGCGGGCTTATTAGTTACGCCGATTCGACTCATAGGTCGATCGAGTTAGCTACTAATGGTTATACAGATTTAACCGCTAATCACGCGCTATTTAACGGGCTTAAAATTCAAACTCGCGCGGGCGACGTTCGTAATGATATAACCATTAAATATAAGGCTAACGGCTCTAGTGAAGTAAGCGCCGAGGACATTAACTCGGTCGAGATTTACGGTCGATTAGCTCAGGTCATAACTACGACAATAGATAAAACTACGGACGCTCAAGATCAAGCCGATTTTTATTTAACGCTGCGAGCTACGCCTCAAGCGAACTTCACATCGATCACTTACCAGCTGACAAATCCCGAGCTAGATGACGCGGATCGCGATTCGCTAATCAAAGTATTCATGGGCTTACCGCTGCGAATTAGCGATTTACCGCCAAACATGGCGGCGGGTACTTTCCTAGGATTTGTCGAGGGCTGGACGTTTAAGGCTGCCTATAATGAAATCGCTGTAACTCTTAATCTTTCGCCGATAAGTTATTCACTTCAAGCTCTGAAGTGGGAGCAAGTTCCTATCGGAGAATCGTGGAATACTATAACCGGATCGCTGACGTGGGAAACCGCGCTAGTAGTGGCATAAGGAGAAAACATGACAAACCCAACGAGTAACTTCGGTTGGCAAATGCCAACGCCGACGGACTTAGTTACTGACTTACCAGCTGATTTTGAAGTATTTGGTCAGGCGGTCGATACGTCCATGGCTGATCTCAAAGGCGGAACTACCGGTCAAATCCTGTCAAAGGCTACAAATGCCGATATGGATTTCACATGGATAACCAACGATCAAGGCGACATAACAGCCGTTAACGTAACCGCACCGATTACCGGTGGCGGCACTTCGGGTGCTGTAACTATTGGAATTAACTCAGCTACAACAAGCGTCGCGGGTGCGGTACAGCTAAGCGATTCGACTTCGACGACATCGAGCGTTCTAGCTTCGACTCCGACAGCTACTAAAGCGGCTTACGATTTGGCGAATACAGCAAATACGACAGCAAATGCAGCTATTCCCGCAACAACAGTAACAACAGCGGGCGACATAATTTACCGAAACGCAACAGTTCCAACACGTTTAGGAATTGGCACAGCTGGTCAAGTGTTAGCCGTCAATAGTGGCGCGACCGCTCCAGAGTGGAAAACAATCCCGGCGGGTGGAAAAGTTTTACAGGTGGTTCAAGGCACTACTCAAACAGCAGCTTCAACGACAAGCGCGAGCTATTCGGATACAAACTTAACGGCAACGATTACACCAAGTTCAGCGTCAAGTAAAATTTTGGTAATGGTAATGCAAGCCATGAAATCAGCTGCGAGCGGCGCTGCTTCAAATGGTTTTTTCATTAAACTTTTTAGAGGTGCGACAGCAATTACAGGTGAAACTTCGGCAAATTATAATTTCTTTTATCTTTCAACTGGAAACCCAGTTACTTACGATCAAAGAACGCTAATTTCAATTCACTACCTAGATTCACCAGCTACAACCAGCGCGACAACTTACAAAACACAACAAGCAAACTATTCTGGAACGACAACGGCTCAATATGACGGAACAATGAGCACGATTATTCTCATGGAAATTGGTGCATAATGGAACA